CCGGGAAGGTCAGGCAAAGCAGAGGTTGGATGACCTGTTCCTTTATTTCATAGCGATAGCAAAGAGGTTACAGCCGAAGGTTGTGATCGCAGAGAACGTGAAGGGTATCATCATTGGAAACGCGAAGGGCTGGGTCAACCAGATCGTGAAGGGATTCGATGATGCCGGATATACGGTGCAGATATTTCTGTTTAATGCTGCAAGGATGGGCGTGCCTCAGAAAAGGGAGCGCGTCTTTTTTATCGCGCACCGGAAAGACCTGAAGTATCCGAAGCTGTCTATGGAGTTCCATTCAAAGCCAATCCCGTTCAGGGATGTCCGGGAACCTTATGGCAAGGCGATGGATCCTGACAGTATGCAGGCGAAGCTTTTGAAATATAGGATTCCTTCTGACCGCTGTATTGCGGATATCAATGAGAGGGTGCGAAAGGTCAAGAACAGCGGGTTTACAACGCCAATCATTTCTGATGATGAACCGGCATATACCATTGTGGCGGGCAGTTCCATGTACCGGATGTGCGATGGCCTGCTTATGACGGACAGGGATATTTTAAGCTGCCAGACGTTTCCGCAGGATTACGATTTCATGGATCAGAGCGTCCAGTATATCTGCGGGATGAGCGTTCCGCCTGTGATGATGGCGAGGATATCCGAGCAGGTGTACCGGCAGTGGCTTAAAGGCGGTGATGCGGATGAAGATGCGTAAGCTGAAGAAGTATAAGCCTACGAAGTTCAAGGCGAAGGATTCCGTTTATGACAAGGATGCAGCTGATTTTGCAGTGAATTTCATCCAATGCCTCTGCCACACGAAAGGAACCTGGGCGGGAAAGCCTTTTGAGTTGATCGACTGGCAGGAACAGATTATCCGGGATGTGTTCGGTACGATGAAGCCGAACGGATACCGGCAGTTCAATACCGCATATATTGAGATCCCTAAAAAGCAGGGCAAGAGTGAACTGGCTGCGGCGGTGGCTCTGCTCTTATGCTGCGGCGACGGTGAAGAGAGGGCTGAGGTTTACGGATGCGCGGCAGACCGGCAGCAGGCGTCCATCGTCTTTGAGGTTGCCGCGGATATGGTCAGGATGTGTCCGGCTCTGAATAAGAGGGTGAAGATACTGGCTTCACAGAAGCGTATCATCTTCCAGCCGACCAACAGCTTTTATCAAGTGTTGTCTGCGGAAGCTTATTCGAAGCATGGCTTCAATATCCACGGTGTTGTGTTTGATGAACTGCATACTCAGCCGAACAGGAAACTATTCGATGTTATGACGAAGGGTTCCGGTGACGCCAGGATGCAGCCTTTGTATTTCCTGATCACGACGGCAGGAACGGATACGAACAGCATTTGCTATGAAACGCATCAGAAGGCAAAGGATATTCTGGAAGGACGCAAGATCGATCCGACTTTTTATCCGGTGATCTATGGCGCAGATGAATCCGACGACTGGACGGATCCGAAGGTCTGGAAGAAGGCGAATCCTTCATTGGATATCACGGTGGGGATAGACAAGGTGAAAGCGGCCTGTGAATCAGCGAAACAGAATCCGGGGGAAGAAAATTCTTTCCGCCAGCTGAGGCTGAATCAGTGGGTGAAGCAGGCGGTCAGGTGGATGCCTATGGAAAAATGGGACGCCTGCAGTTTTCCTGTGGATGAGGATGAACTGGAAGGGCGTGTCTGCTATGGCGGACTGGACTTGTCGAGCACGACTGACCTGACGGCGTTTGCCCTGGTATTTCCACCGGTGGATGAAGAGGACAAATATATCGTGCTTCCGTATTTCTGGGTTCCGGAGGAAACACTGGACTTAAGAGTAAAGCGTGATCATGTTCCTTATGATGTCTGGGAGCGGAAGGGCTTTCTGGAAACGACGGAAGGAAATGTGGTCCATTACGGATATATCGAGAAGTTCATTGAGAGACTTGGCGAGAGGTTCTATATCCGGGAGATCGCTTATGACAGATGGGGCGCTACTCAGCTGTCGCAGGATCTGGAAGGTATGGGCTTTACGGTCGTGCCGTTCGGACAGGGTTTTGCTTCCATGTCGCCTCCGACCAAGGAGTTGATGAGGCTGGTGCTGGAACAGAAGATCGCCCACGGCGGTCATCCGGTCCTGCGGTGGAACATGGATAACATTTATATCCGCACGGATCCGGCGGGAAACATCAAGGCGGATAAAGCGAAGTCCACGGAGAAAATCGACGGGGCTATTGCGATGATCATGGCGCTTGACCGTGCGATCAGGTGCGGAAACGAAACAACGGAGTCTGTTTATGATACGAGAGGATTATTGGTTTTCTAAGGAATGGAGGGAATGGCGATGGGAATACTGAGTGGTTTATTTCGGAGCAGGGATAAGCCCATGGACAGGACGGCGGGAAGTTCGTATTCGTTTTTCTTAGGCGGGACGGCTTCAGGCAAGTATGTGACGGAACGGTCTGCAATGCAGATGACGGCGGTGTACTGCTGCGTGAGGATCCTGTCGGAAGCGGTGGCGAGCCTGCCATTACAATTCTATAGATATACCGACGATGGCGGTAAGGAAAAAGCGGTGGATCATCCGCTTTATTTTTTGCTCCATGATGAGCCGAATCCGGAGATGACTTCCTTCATATTCCGGGAGACATTGATGACACACCTGCTTTTGTGGGGGAATGCGTATTCGCAGATCATCCGCAATGGCAAGGGTGAAGTCGTGGCTCTGTATCCGCTGATGCCGGATCGGATGAAGGTGGACCGTGATGAGCATGGACGGCTCTATTACGAATATATCGTTTACGATTCGGACGATGTGGACGGAAGAAAAGGCACCAATAAGGTTGGAAGGACGGTAAGGCTTCAGCCTCATGATGTTCTTCACATTCCGGGATTAGGGTTCGACGGTCTGGTTGGTTACAGCCCGATTGCGATGGCGAAAAATGCTATCGGTCTGGCGATTGCCACGGAGGAATACGGCAGCAAGTTCTTTGCGAACGGTGCGGCTCCGAGCGGCGTGCTGGAACATCCGGGAACCATAAAGGATCCGAGCAAGGTACGGGAAAGCTGGCAGGCGACTTTCGGCGGTTCCGGCAATTCCAATAAGATCGCGGTTCTGGAAGAAGGCATGAAGTACACGCCGATCAGTATCAGTCCGGAGCAGGCTCAGTTTTTGGAGACAAGGAAGTTCCAGATTGATGAGATCGCAAGGATCTTCCGTGTGCCGCCTCATATGATCGGTGATCTGGAAAAGAGCAGCTTCAATAACATTGAGCAGCAGAGCTTGGAGTTCGTGAAGTACACGCTGGATCCCTGGGTGAGCAGATGGGAACAGGCGATGGTAAGGGCGCTTCTGACACCGGACGAAAAGAAGAAGTATTTTTTTAAGTTCAATGTGGACGGGTTGCTCAGGGGTGATTACCAGAGCCGTATGAACGGCTATGCCACGGCAAGGCAGAACGGCTGGATGTCTGCAAATGATATCCGTGAGCTTGAAAACCTTGACAGGATACCGGCTGAACAGGGCGGCGATCTGTACCTGATCAATGGAAACATGACGAAGCTGGAGGATGCCGGGATATTTGCGGCGGATAACGGAAATGGGAAGGAGGAAAAATCCGATGAAGAAGTTTTGGAACTGGAAAAGCAGGAAGATCAGAGACCAGGCTTCAGGCGAGGAAATAACTGAGCGGGTGCTTTTCCTGAATGGGACAATAGCGGAAGAGAGCTGGTTTGACGATGATGTCACTCCGGCTCTTTTTAAGCAGGAACTGGATTCGGGAAGCGGCAACATCACGGTCTGGATCAACAGTCCGGGCGGTGACTGTGTGGCGGCGGCTCAGATCTACAACATGCTTATGGACTATAAGGGCGATGTCACGGTGAAGATCGATGGCATTGCGGCATCGGCGGCAAGCGTGATCGCGATGGCGGGGACGAAGGTTCTGATGAGTCCTGTGTCCATGATGATGATCCATAATCCGGCGACTATCGCATTCGGTGATACGGCAGAGATGCAGAAGGCGATCAACATGCTGGCTGAGGTGAAGGAATCCATCATGAATGCTTATGAGATCAAGACCGGCATGAGCCGGACAAAGATTTCGCACTTGATGGATGCAGAGACCTGGATGGACGCGCACAAGGCGGTGGAGCTTGGTTTCGCGGACGACATTCTGCAGAGACAGGATGCGGCTGAGGATCTGGAAGTGCCGGATGTGTCGATGCTCTATTCCAGGGCGGCGGTGACAAATTCGCTGATGGACAAGATTGCGGTGAAGTGTCATATCAAGGCACCTGATGAGGGTGTGGCAACTGAACAGGTAACTGATAACGGGCGTTCCTGCGATGAGATCAGGGAACGCTTGAATTTTATCAAGAGATTCATTTAAGGGAGGATAAAACCTATGACTATCAAAGAAATGATCGAGAAGAGAGCGAAGGTGTGGGAGACCGCGAAGAACTTTGTGGATACCCACGAGAA